ACGGAAAAAGCGGCCCCATTAAATGTAACTCGGTCAGAAATTGCCGCTCTTTCATCAGCATTGAAACGGCGTCAACTTTGTCTAAAAGCCCAATATAGCTTTTATAAACATATTCGAACTTTGTGTAGTTCATATGGATTGAATCATTGTCAATAAACGCTTGATATTTATCATCAATTATTTCGCGCGGATTTTCCATTTTAAACACAACCTCAAGGAGAATTTTATGTACGAGAATTTGTGTGACGAATTACTATCTATTATACCAAATATATCGTGGGATGTGGAAGGGGTTGAGGCAATAAAACGAGCTGTTAAAATTTTGTCTTCACTGCAAGAGGAGGAAGCCCATGACCGACGATGAGAAGAAGCGCTGGCTGTGGCGGTACCGCGATGCGCTGCGGTTGGAAGAAGAACTGCGGCAGGAGCTGGAGGACCAGCGAAGCCGGGCCTGCAAAACCACGGCTGCCCTGACTGGCATGCCTGGCGGAAAGTCTTTAAACGACAAAATTCCAGCGGCCGTAGAGCGTATACTTGCATTACAAGATGAGTTATTGAAGCAGGTTGATGAATGTAATTCGTGTCGCAAAGATGTTGGACTTGTTATTGATGCAATAGAGGATACCCGTCTACAAACAATTTTTCGATATCGTTACATTTTGGGAGAAACATGGGAAGTTATCGCAGAAAGCTTAAATTTATCTTCAAAATGGGTGAGAAAGTTACATGAAGATTATCTGCAAAAACTTACAATTAGCTGAAAACCGCTTTATTTTGCATGTTTTTTGTGAAAAAAGTACACTTGTGAAATTATTTTTGGCAGTTTTGTGGATAGTATTTTTTGTGCTTTTTGGTATAATAAAAGAAAAAAGGCAAAAAAATACGTTTCAAGACAAATTGGAGTTGTGCAAAAAGCCGAAAGGATGTGAAAAAGTGTACACAGCAATGAATATCGCATCGGAAATTATTCGGCAATATGGCGAACATCAGAAACCGATAACGAATTTGAAACTGCAAAAAATTCTATATTATGTGCAAACATATTCTTTGCAGAATAGTGGTCATGCACTTTTTGATGATGATTTTCAAGCATGGCGGCATGGCCCGGTTATTCCTGAGGTATATGACATTTTCCGCAAATATGTTTCTGATGACATAAAGAAAGACGACCAAACGGTACTCAGTAACCGCGTCGAAATTGATGAAACCTCAAAAAGCATGGTTGAAAAGATTGTCGAAAAGACCTTGCCGCTGGATGCGTGGGATATGGTATATAAAACCCACGAGACACGGCCATGGAAAGACACCTACATTCCCAACATGAATTGCATTATAACTAAAGAACAAATCAGACGTGATGGTGAGGTGAATCTTTCTTGAGCGAAGACACAGAAAATGACAAGGGGAAATATTTAAGCAACTTAATAAAAGAAATCATCCGTTCAGACGAGTCGGAGTGGAAGTCATTAACCTCTCCCAAGGTTGCTGAATTTGCAAAGGACTTTGAGAAATATTATCAACAAGGCAATTTCAATATGTACAGCGCTTCATACCGTTGGATTGTTGAGGCCGAGGACGGAACAGATGCATATTTATCTTATCGTTTGGGTCTAATAGAACGATATCTGCGCTATATGGAGAGAGCCGATGATAATGTAATTGAAAAATTTGTAAAACTTCGTGACTACATATCTTTGGAAGCAGTCAGAGCCGCGCGATACAGAGATGTCGAGATTTTGAAAAGCGATGCACAGAATATGCTTTCAAAGATCAAGACCATTTCAGAGAAGGCTGAAGAAGAACGAAAAGACTCTGCAGCGCAGACAATTACTGTGCTAAGTATCTTTACCGGTATAGCTATGGCGTTCTTTGGTGGGTTTTCATTACTTGGAAGCGCGTTTAATAACATTGCTTACGGACTTCCTTCTGCCGCAATTATGGCTATTTTAGTCGGTATTGTGCTTTTTAATACTGTATTTTCTTTTATTTATTTTGCCAGCAAAATTTCTGGACATACAGTATCAAATTGTAAAGAAGACTCCTGCCGCAACTGCAACAATAAGTGCTATGAAAAAAGTGAAAACAAAGGAAATGCCCACTTTGTATGGCTTACGCAGTTTAATACAAAGTATCCATATATCGTAGCTGTCAACGGTTTACTTGTTCTGTTACTCATTGTGTTTATCATTTCCTATGTAGTGCTGCCGTATCATGGACTGCCAGAAACACGCCCTACAACTGTGACATCAACATCGGAAACTGCAAAGCCTTGTATTCCTTGTAGTTCCGGTAATTAAGCAGTATAATGTTACTATCAAAAGCCGTAAGGAACGTAAAACTCCTTGCGGCTTTTGTGTTGTTGTCCATAGTGACGCTCCTGGCAGCAGGGGGACTGCGCGGTTGTCTGCCGCGTCGCTGTGTATAAGTCCCCTGCCCGGTTGAGATGCCGGGCTATTTTTATGCCCTTGTAGCTCAATGGCAAGAGCCTGAGGTGTGCCGGTCCAAGTCCGGCCAAGGGCATCTATGAAGCAATCCAAGGCCCGGCGGGTCAGCGTGTCCAATGTGGACACAAAACGCCGGGCCAAGAAAATATACCGGGAGGGGTGTGCATGAAAATGACCCCCACGAAAAACAACCCCCGCTATGCCAACGGCAATCTGCGGCGCAAGCATAGGGCCAGACTCCGGGCCATGGGGTGCGAGTGCGGCATCTGCCATGGGCGGTTCGGGCCGATCCATTACGACGAGCCGAGCGATGCGGCGCATCCGCTGAGCTTTGTTGTGGATGAAATCAAGCCTGTTGCCAAATGGAAACAGTTTGGTTATCCGTCAGCGCGGGCCGCGGCGGAGGATTGGGACAATCTGCAAGCTGCGCATTACTTTTGCAATGCGCAAAAACGAGACAAAACAGCGAGTTTTTCGCTTGATTTCGGTGCAAAAATGACGAAAATTCCCAAGGTTACGGACGGCAGCTGGTAGGTGGGGAGGGTCCCCCTCCCCCGCCCACGGCGACCCTGCTGCTGTCCAGCGCCGATTTACACACGGGGTGTTTATGAAGCTGAAGAATGTGAAGGGCGGAAGGCTTGAGGAGCTGAAAAACCTGAAGCTGGTGCTGGCGGCGGCAATCGACGGGTACAGTGACCCCAAGGCGCTGCCGCAGCTGGCAAAGCAGTACCGGGAAACGGTACGGGAGATCGAGGAGATAGAGGGAGCAGCGAACAGTGAGGACGAGATCGGTGAAATCCTTGGCGAACGCGCCGCTGATGGGAAGTCAGGTGCCGTCCGAAAGAGTCGCACCTGACTATACCGCCAGCGACGGGCTGGATGCGGCCAAGCTGGTGCGCATCGGCGGGACGGTGCTGGACCCCTGGCAGAGCGACATCCTGGACGACTGGCTGGGGCGCACGCCCTCCGGCAAGTGGGCCGCGCCCTCCGCAGGCGGCAGCGTGCCGCGCCAGAATGGGAAAAGCCTGCTGATCCAGGCGCGCAGCGAGGCGGGAATGCTTTTGTACAACGAGCAGGTCGTCTACACGGCGCACCTGCAGAAAACCGCCACCGAGACATTTGAGGAGATGCGCGACTTCTTTGAGGGGCCGAAGCTGCGCCGCCATGTGGCCGAGATCAAGACGGCCATCGGGCGCGAGCAGATCATCCTGAAGTCCGGCGCGCGCATCAAATTTCTGGCGCGAACCCGCAACGGCGGACGCGGCCAGCACGGCGACCTGCTGATCTTTGACGAGGCGCAGGAGCTGGACGAGACGCAGCAGGCGTCGTTCCTGCCCGCAATCTCGGCAAGCCTGAACCCGCAGACGCTGTACCTGGGCACGCCGCCGGATGAGAACGCCGACGGTACGGTATTCCGCCGCATCCGCACCGGCGCGCTGGACGGCACGGCCAAGCGCACGGCATGGTTTGAATACTCCGTCAAGGAGATCGGAGACATCCATGATCCGGCGCGCTGGGCTGCCGCCAACCCGGCGCTGGGGCGGCGCATCCAGCAATCCACCATCGAGGGCGAGGCGGAGAACATGGCCCCGGATACGTTCGCCCGGGAGCGGCTGGGCTGGTGGAGCCCGGTGGTGACGGAAAAGCTGGACTATGCGCTGGACAAGAACGCATGGGACCGCTGCGCCAGCGATGCCGAAAAGCCGGAGGGAAAGACGGCCTACGGCGTGAAGTTCGCGGCGGACGGCTCGGCGGTGTGCCTGTGCGGCGCGGTCATCCCGAAGGACGGCCCGGCGCGGGTATCGCTGATCGAGATGCAGCCCACGGGGCGCGGCTTCGGTTGGCTGGCCGACTGGCTGAATGCCCGCTATGACCGCGCCAGCTGCGTTGTCATTGACGGGCGCAACGGTGTGGATGTGCTTGTGGACCGTATCAAGGGAAGCTGGCGGGCCAGGAACTCCGTGATCCGTCCGTCGGCCAAGGATGTGATCGCATCGGTCAGCGCTCTGACCGATGCCGTGAACGAGGGACAGCTGACATGGTACCGCCCGCAGCAGGCGCTGCGTGAGAGTGCCGTGACCAGCATCAAGCGGCCCATCGGCGGCGGGTACGGCTTTGGCGGCGACAACAGTCTGCCGGTGGAGGCATGCGCCCTGGCGTTATGGGGCGCAAAGACCAGCAGACGCGACCCGACCCGGAAGATGCGGATCGGCTAAGAGGAGAACGTGATGATCGCACTGAATTTCGGCACGGTGGCCGGACTGACGGGGCCGGAGCAAAAGGCCCTGGACGAGCTTGTCCGGGTCTACAGCCTGCATCAGGCCGGAAACGCCGAGAAGGAAAAATACTACGAGGGCCACGTTGCGCTGAAGGACGTGAACCTCGGAATCGCACTGCCGCAGGGCATCCGCAACCTTGAGGTCGGGTGCAGCTGGGGACAGAAGGCCGTGGACGTGCTGGCCGCCCGCAGCATGTTTGACGGCTTTGTGAGCAGCGGCGGCGACAATGCTGTGCTGAACCGGCTGATCGCGGACAACCGGCTGATCGCCGAGTACGGCAAGGCCTGCCGGGATGAGCTGAAGTACGGCTGTGCGTTCGCGACGCTGTCTGCGGATGCGGCCATCGGCTGCAAGATACGGTTCCACTCCCCTGCCACGGCGGCAGCGCTGTGGAGCGGCGAGAAGGGGCGCATTGCCTGCGGGCTGGCGATCATTGACACCGTGCCGGATGAGCATCTGACCGGCGTGTGGCAGCCGCGTGTTGTGAATCTGTACATGGACAATGCCGTGACGGTGCTGCGCCGGAGGCCGGACGGCTGGAATGTCCAGCGACTGCCCCACCGCATGGGCCGCCCGCTGATGGAGCCGCTGATCTGGAATGCCACGAGCGGCAAGCCGTTTGGCCGCAGCCGCCTGAAGCGCTCCATCCGCACGCTGATAGACGATTACATCCGCACCGTGGCGAATGCCACGATTGCGCTTGAGTTTGACACGACACCGCAGAAGTATATTCTGGGCGTCACGGATGAGCAGTACGACGTGCTGATCTCCGACAAGTTCAAATCCTACGTGGGCAGTCTGCTGGCGGCGACGAGCAACCCCGAGACCGGCGAAAACCCGGTGTTCGGGCAGCTGGCGCAGGGCAGCCTGAGCCCGCACACCGAGAAGATGCGGATGACGGCGACCCAGTTTGCCGCGGCCACCGGCCTGACGGTGACGGACGTGGGCGTTGTGAACGATGCAAACCCCACGAGCAGCGACGCGATTCTGGCCCAGAGCCAGACGCTGGTGCTGCTGGCGCAGCAGCTGAACACCGGAAACGGCGACGCGCTGCGCACGATTGCCCAGATGGCGCAGGCCATCCTGCGCAATGTGCCGCCCGGTGCGCTGACCGAGGAGGAGCGGAACGTGATGCCGCACTTTAAGAATCCGGCCATGCCCAGCGTGGCCGTGACGGCGGACGCCGCCATCAAGATTGCCACGGCCCGGGAGGAGTTCGCCAGCACGGACACGTTTTTAGAGATGATAGGCTTTGACCAGGCGGAC